TTGAAAGCCCGCATCGAGACGCTGCTGACCATCCACTTGGAGCAGGCCGTCGCGTCAGGCACCGCTGCACCCGGCCTGACCATCGGTCAGATCAGCATGGCGCTTGGGCTTTCCAAGATTGACCACCCTGACATCTCCAGTGTGCTGGTCAAGCTGCGAAACGCCGGTCGCCTGAAGAGTGCGATGGGTCCGGCCAGCAGCACCCGAGGCAAGCGCTTTGTGAAGCGCCACTCACTGCTGCCGCCCAAGGCAGAGAAGGTGCTGATTGTCAAAGAGGATGACTTGCGGCGACAGTTGGCATTCAATCGTTGAATAACTGAGGAACTGATATGACAATATTTGACACAGACGATGACGATGACGAGGACGTGAGCTTGATCGAGATTCAGGTGAAGGGTGAGAAGGTCGCCACTGCTGGCGTGAGTGCTTCGGGCACCGTGTTCCTGAACGGTGAGATTCACCCACTGGGCAGTGCGTCTGCTTTGCTGACAGCTGCGATCCACAAGGTGCCTTACATCGAGGTCAGCGCAGTGGAGGTGCTTTACCCGGCTGATTGGCTGAGGTCTGAGTGCCTGGCTCACCCTGACATTCGACGGATCATTGACAACGCTGAGGCTTTTGTGAGGGGGCGGGCATCATGATTGTTCGTAATATTTGAAGTAAATTAGGAGAAATACCATGGGCGCACCGAAAGGTAGACCAAAGCCAGCAGGAGCAGGGCGTGCACCGGGTACGCCCAACAAAGCCACCGCTGATGCTCGCAAGGCTATAGCAGATTTTGTAGACGGGAACGCGCATCGCATGCTGGAATGGCTTGATGCTGTGGCCGCTGGCGACCCGGCGCATGACCGTCCACCAGACCCGGCAAAGGCGTTCGACCTGTTCCAGAAGGTCATTGAATACCATGTGCCGCGCTTGGCCCGGTCTGAGGTGACTGGCAAGGATGGTGGGCCGCAGAAGATGGAACTGACGTGGCGCGAGTGATCATCGACTATTCGCCACGGCCAGCGTTCAGACCGCTGCACAACCGCACGCAGCGGTGGTCCATCGTTCTGGCGCACCGACGCGCTGGCAAGACCGTGAGTTGCATCAACGACATGATCAAGCGTGCAATCACAGACGGCAAAGAGAATGGGCGCTATGCGTACATTGCCCCGTACTACAACCAGGCCAAGAGCGTGGCGTGGGACTACTTGATGCGCTTCAGTGAGCCAATCAGGACGGGGCAGAACATCAGCGAGTTGTGGGTGGAGTTGGTCAATGGCGCACGCATCCGCCTGTTTGGCGCTGACAACGCAGACGCGCTGCGTGGCCTGTACTTCGATGGCGTGGTACTGGACGAGTACGGCGACTGGCGTGCAGGCGTCTACGGCACGGTCATTCGGCCAGCACTGAGCGACCGCAAGGGCTGGTCAGTGTTCATTGGCACACCCAAGGGCAAGAACGCCTTCTACCAACTGTGGCAGGACGCAGAAGAGCAGGGCTGGTTCAAGATGCAGATCAAGGCCAGCGAGTCGGGCATTCTGGACGCGGAGGAACTGGCCGACGCACGGCGATCGATGACGGACGATGCCTATGCCCAAGAGTACGAGTGCAGCTTTGAGGCATCGGTGGTCGGCGCTGTGTACGCCAAGGAGCTTGCAACGGTGCGCGAGTCAGACCAGATCACCAAGGTGCCCTACGACCCGGCGCTGCCTGTGCACACGGCTTGGGATTTGGGCGTGGGTGACAGCACTGCGATTGTGTTCTGGCAGCAAACCGGGCGCGAGGTGCGCGTGATCGACTGCTATGAGGCCAGCGGCGAGGGTTTGCCGCATTACGCCTCGATCATCAAGAACAAGCCGTACAAATACGGCACGCACTACGCCCCGCACGACATAGCAGTGCGCGAGTTCGGCTCAGGGCGCAGCCGCATCGACGTTGCCCGCGAGTGGGGCATTTACTTTGTGATGGCTCCCAAGCAGTCGCTGGAGGATGGCATTCATGCGGCCAGGATGCTGCTGCCTCGCTGCTGGTTCGATGCCAAACGATGCGAGGCGTTGACCGAGGCGCTGCACCACTACCGCTGGGACGTTGACAACAAGACCGGCGACACCAAGCCAAGGACCGTGCACGACTGGTCGAGCCATTTTGCAGATGCCTACAGATACATGGCGCTGTCAATGCAGGAGGTGCAAACCAAGCGCTCCACCCTCGGAATCAGCACCAACTACGCCTCACGCCGCGCCGGGTACTGAACGGCATATATGCCAGCGGTAGCCTTCAAACAAGGCTGATTTGACACTGCAAGCCATGAACAACGGGCTTGCCATGATCGACGACGAACTGACACAAAACCTGGCCGATGCGCTTGCCAGTGGTGCCATGAGCGCCGACGACTTGCTTGATGTGCTGGACCCTGAAGCCTTGGAGAAGGAGCAGGAGGACCGCAAGGTGCGCGTGCAGTCGCTTGGCATGCGCCTTGATTCGTTGGCTCAGGAGCAAATCCAGCAGCGCCAGCAGACTGAGGAACGCTGGTACAAGGAAGTGCGCCAGTTCAATGGTCAGTATGACCCCGGCACGTTTGGCGATGGCACGGCCTACGGCTCAAAGGTGTTCGTGCCATTGACCCGCCGCCTCGTTGGTTTGGTTGAAGCCCGTCTGTTTGACATGCTGTTCCCCAGCGACGAGCGCAGCTATGTGATCAAGCCAACACCCGTGCCCGACTTGGATCAGGCGATGGAGTTGGCTGAGAAGCTGCCACCCGACTCAATGGTTGCGATGCCGGGTGGTCAGCAAGTGCCCGCTGGTGCAGTGCAGCAGTCCATCGCTCAGATGATGGAAGAGGCCAAGAAGCGCTGCGACGGTATGCAGCGCGAGATTGATGATCAGCTGGCCGAGTGCAACTACGCATCCCACGCCCGCGATGTGATCCACGACGCTGTGCTGTACGGCACTGGCGTACTCAAGGGGCCGGTCCCAATGTTCCGCACGACCAAGCGGTGGGTGGAGCAGGACGGCACGTTTGTCATGAGCCTGGAGCGCAAGCCGCTGCCAGAGGCGACACGGGTTGACCTGTGGAACTTCTTTCCCGACATGAGTGCCACCCGCATCCGTGAGGTGGAGTTCGTGTTTGAGCGCCACTTTCTGACGCGCCAGCAACTGGCCGACTTGCAGGACATGCCCGACGTGGATGTGGATGCCCTGCGCGAGTTGCTGGAGAACGAACCCGGCATGGTGGCTGACAGCTACCGTGAGCGCTTGCGTGTCATCAACGGTGCGACAGGTGCCAAGGACGCACGCTATGAAGTGTGGGAATACCATGGTCCGATTGACGCCGAGGACATGATTGCCTGCGGCGTTGATGTGGACCCTGACCCACTCAAGACCTACACCGGCATCGTGTGGTTCTCCCGTGGCGGCGTGGTCCTGAAGGCTGCGCTGAACCCACTGGACAGCAACGAACACCCGTACAGCGTGTTCACATGGCAACCGGATGAGTCGAGCATCTTTGGCTTTGGTATGCCCTACGAGGTGCGCGACACGCAAGAGTCTGCGAACAGTGCGTTCCGTGGCATGTTGGACAACATGGGGCTTTGCATCTTGCCCCAGGTGATCGTTGACGATGCTGCTGTGGAGCCTGTGAATCAGGCGTGGGGTCTTGAGCCAGGCAAGTTCTGGCGCAACAAGCGACCCGGCTCTGACGCACGTCAGGGCATCCAGTTCGTGGAGATCAATGCACGGTTCCCTGAGCTTCAGGCCATCTTCGGCATGAGCAAGCAACTGATCGAGGAGGTGGGCACGCTGCCCGCATTCCTGCAGGGCACCGAGGCACCGAACTACATGCAGTCGGCCACGGGTGCGAGCGTTGCCTACAACGCTGCCAACCTGTGGGTTCGCCGTGTGGTGCGCAACTGGGACGACGATGTGGTGACCCCGATGATCTCGCGCTTCTTTGACTGGAACATGCAGTACAGCGAAAAGCAGGAGATCAAGGGCGACTCTCGCGTGAGCGCACTGGGCATTGCCGCCCTGGTCGAGTTGGAGGGCCAAGCACAGCGACTGACCCAGTTCATGCAGGTGGCAACTCAGATGGGCCTGCCACCCAGCAACCAGATGGCGATCATGCGGGAGTTCGCACGGTCGTTCAAGCTGGACCCTGACCGGGTGTTGCCATCTGAAAAAGAGATCGAGGCCATGAAGGCTCAGGAGCAGGCCAACGGCGGGGCGCAACCCAACCCCGAAGCCCTGAAGCTGCAGCTGGCCCGTGAGCAGATGCAGTCCACCATGCAGATCGAGCAGGCCAAGATGCAACTGCGCCGCGA